TCGCGAGGGCCCTGTATCCGCTTCCATACAAGGAGCCGTCTCAGACGCTGTTCCAGCTTCTTGGGAACGTGGTGGAGGACGGTCGCCGTCTGGCTTCGATTGCGGATGCTGAGATTGGGGACGTTAACGGGCAAGCGCCTGTAGGGACAACCCTCGCCCTTATGGAACGGGCGCTGAAGGTGATGTCGGCTATTCAAGCCCGTCTCCACGCTTCGCTCCAGGACGAGTTCTCCATCCTTGTTCGGGTTATCCGCGACAGTGGATCCGAACGCTACAAGATTGACTTCGGAGAGATCCAGGGCAGCAAGAAGGCTGACTTCGATAATCGCATCGATGTGATCCCTGTCTCCGATCCGAATGCGGCCACGATGTCGCAGCGGGTGATGCAGTACCAAGCTGCAATCCAGCTTGCTGCCCAAGCGCCGCAGTTCTACGACCTGCCTGAGTTGCATCGAAAGATGCTGGAAGTCCTGGGTGTTAAGGATGTGAAGAAGATCATCCCCGAGAAGAATGACGCCCCGCTGTTGGACCCGATCTCGGAGAACATGAACCTGACGAACATGAAGCCTGCGAAGGCTTATCAGGTGCAGGATCACGAGTCGCACATCAAGGCGCACATGGCCTATGTGCAGAATCCTTCCGTCCAGCAGCAGTTGGGACAGAATCCTCAGGCAAACGCGATCTTCGCTGCGTTCATGGCGCACATTGCAGAGCATGTAGGCTTTGCATACCGCGCCCAGATCGAGCAAAAGCTGGGTATCCCGCTTCCCGCGCCGGGAGAACCTATGCCTGGGGACATCGAATCCAATCTCTCCAAGGCGATTGCCGATGCTTCGCAGATGCTTTTGCAGCAGGCGCAGGCGCAACAGCAGCAACAGCAGTTCCAGCAGCAGGCGCAGGACCCCGTTATGCAGCTTCAGCAGGCTGAATTGCAGATCAAGCAGGCTGAGTTGCAGATGAAGGCGCAGGAATCGCAGCAGAAAGCCCAGCTTGAGATCGTCAAGAACCAGACGAAGGCTCAATTGGAGAGCGCCAGGATCCAATCTCAGGCTCAGGCTACCCAGCAGGCCGCTGCTCAACGCGCACAGCAGACCCAAAGTGAACTGGCGCTGGAGAATCAGCGGCTGCAACTCGACATTCAACGGCTCCAGAAGGAGCGCCAGGAGTCTGAAGCCAGGATTCAGGCTGAAATGCAGCGGATCCAGACCGAAAACGACATGGCAAAGGCCAAGATTGCAGAGATCTTAGCCCGAATGAACTCCATGGGAGGCAATGTTGGACCTACGATCTAGGTTCTTCAAGCGGATTGACGAGCTTACAGAGACAAACGCCACCCATCTCGTCTCTGGTTCGTGCGGTGACTACGCCGAATACAAAATGATGGTTGGAAAACTCGCAGGACTTCAGCAAGCACGACAAGAGTTTCAGGAAATCTGGGACAGGCTTGTCCAGCAGGCTGAAGAAGACTGACGCAAACGCTGCTCTAGCGCAAAAAGGACAACATGAACACACTCCCAACTCCGGTTGGCTACAAGATCCTCGTCAAAATGCACAAGGTTGTCGAGGAGAAGACCAAAAGCGGGTTGTATCTCCCTGATCAGACCAAGCAGGACGAGAACACCGCCTCTCTAATCGCCCAGGTACTCGCCATTGGGTCTGATGCGTACAAGGATCCGGTTAGATTCCCTAATGGACCGTGGTGTTCTGTAGGGGATCACGTCATTGTCCGTAGTTATTCCGGCACTCGCATGAAAATCGACGGCGAAGAGTACCGGCTCATCAACGACGACACTCCCGAAGCGGTTGTGCCTAACCCTGAAAGCGTAGAGAGGGTCTGATGCCGGAAGAATACATGGAATCTGAACTCATTCTTCCCGGCGCTCAGGAGGAATCCAAGGAAGCGCCTGTCCAGGAAGAAGAAGACCTTGATATCGAGGTAATCGACGATACTCCTCCCGAAGATCGTCGTCCTCCTCGGGACGAAACCAAGGAAGCTGCGCCGCAGAACGAAGAAGACGAACTCAAGAGCTACTCCGAGAGCGTCCAGAAGCGGATCAAGCGCCTGAAGTACGAGTTCCATGAGGAGCGCCGCCAGAAAGAACGGGCGGATCGGGAGCGGCAGGAGGCACTTAGCTACGCTGCTGCACTTCAACAGCAGATCGAACAGTTCCGCCAGCAGAACGAAGCCAGCCAGCGTGCATTGATTCACACGACGGTCAAGCAGAAGGCTTCTGATCTGGATGCCGCGAAGAAGAAGTTGCGTGAGGCGTATGAAGCGGGCGACACGGAGAAGATGGCTTCGGCGCAGGAAGAGATTGCCGTACTTGCCAACGAAAAGCGTGCGCTTGAGTCCTACACCCCGCCTCCCTCCCAAGGTGTAAGCTATTTACAGCCACAGGAAACACAGCAATCTTATGCGCCTCCTCAGCCTGCACCACAACCTCAGGCACCTCAGGTATCCGCTAAGGCTGTGTTGTGGAAAGAGCGTAATCCATGGTTCGGCCAGGACATGGCGCTTACCGGGTACGCTATTGATGTTCACAGCAAGTTGGTTTCTGCTGGCGTTGATCCAGAATCCGACCAGTACTACGAGGCTATCGACGGCGCTGTGAACCAATTCAAGAACAGCATCCCTGGAACGCAGAGCGAGAAGCCTGCCACCCCAGCACCAGCAAAACCCAAGAACGGAGTCGTCATTAGCTCGTCTCGTACGCCTAGTGGTCAGACCCGCACTAAAGTCCAACTTACCGAGTCGGCTCTCGCCGTCGCCAAGCGCCTGGGGATCACGCCCCAGCAGTACGCAAAAGAACTACTGAAGCAGCAGAAGGAGATGGAATAGCATGAAGCCGAACCGTGAGTTGGAAACCCGCGAATCTCAGTCGCGCATCGAAACCTGGAAACCGCCCTCGTTGTTGCCTGACCCCACGCCCAGTCCTGACTGGGTGTTCCGCTGGGTCCGTAAATCGATTCGTGGTGAGTCTGACCCCTCGAATGTGTCCATGCGCCTCCGTGAAGGCTGGACCGTTGCCAGAGCAGAAGATCATCCTGAGATCATGGCAGAGATCATCATGAACGAATCGAAGAATGGCACTATCGAGATCGGTGGCCTGATTCTCTGTAAGACTGCCCGGTCCATGGCGGAACAAAGGAATCGTTATTACGATGATTTGACCCGCAGGCAGGCCGATGCGGTAAACAATAATCTCATGAAGGAGAATGACTCTCGTATGCCGCTGTTCAAGGACAGCAGCACGAAGGTCACCTTCGGAACAGGAAATTAGAGGATTGAAATGGCTGCTACCGCTACTCCCTATGGCCTGATCCCCTACGAGTTGGCTGGCGCTGCTCTCCGTGGCGCTGCTCGGAAGTTCCCCATCGGGGCGAACAACACGAACGCCATCTACTTCGGATCGGCTGTTAGCTTGAACTCCGGCGTCATCACTGTGATCGGCGCTACCCCCACTACCACCCGCAACGGCAATACCCCGGTCGGCGTCTTCGTCGGCTGTGAGTATGTTGATCCCACGGGTCGTCCGACCTGGGCGCAGTATCTCCCGGCGAATGCGACGACTGCTGGCTACACCAAGATCAACGTCTACGTTGTCGATGACCCTCGCGTCGTCTTCAAGGTTCAGGCGGATGAGGCTGTTGCCACCACGGCTCTTGGCCTGAATGCGCCGCTCGTGAATGTGACTGCTGGCTCGACCGTCAGCGGCAATTCGACCTGTGCGCTGGACGGCTCGGCTGTCGCTGCCACTGCTACGCTTGCTGTCAAGATCATCGGCTTTGTGGACTCCGTCTACTCTCAGCCGGGTGATGCCTACACCGACTGTCTCGTTATCTGGAACCAGGGCGTCCACGCCTACCAGAACGCGACGGGCGCGTAAGAACTGAACAAGGAAAGGAGAATCAATCATGGCGATTACTCGTTCACAGATGTTGAAAGAGCTTGTCCCTGGCCTGAACGCCTTGTTCGGTCTGGAGTACGCTCGGTATGGCGAAGAGCATAAGGAGATCTTCGAGATCTCTAGCTCGGAACGCGCCTTTGAAGAAGAAGTGAAGCTCTCGGGCTTCGGTACGGCTCCGGTCAAGTCGGAAGGTGGCATCATTGCCTACGACA